AGCAAGCTTCTCAAGCTGACCACATAAACGAACCCCGACAATCATTAGTTGGAGTTGTGGGTCTTCATCTGAAAGGTTGAGAACAGTAAACGCAAACTTTTGGTCTGGCTTACTACCCACAGCAATTAGTGGATCACCTTCACCGATACTAATGAATGACTTTTTACCTGGACGATTAATCCAGTGTTGCATGAATACCATTGGTTCGTCCGAGATGAATTTAATTAGCTGAACATCTTCGTCAAAACGGAAATCCGTTGCGAAGGTTTTTGTTGACTTGGCCACAGCCTTCTTGGCTGCACCCCAACCTGATTGAATAACAGATGAGTGTGAAGGAACTTCGTTCTCATCTTCAGGTGCAAAGAGTTCTTCCAACTCTTCTTGGTTAGGTGTTGTTGTTGCATAAGACCCTACGTTTGGTAGGTCTTTCTGTATTTTTAATGAAGCGCTCATGGCTTCCTTTCTTTTACTTGGTTGATAGCTGAGACCCAAGGGTCTTTACGCTAGGTGGTTAGTTAGTTTCTTGACTGTGAATCTCTTTCCAAGACTCTGCCAATTCAATTGACATGTCCGGGTAGCGATTCCAATCAATTCTTGGAGCCTCTAAGAGACCACGAGAGTTGAAGATCTTAACAGTTGATTCAATCATTGCTTTGGAATACATTCGCCATCCTGGCTTCTTTACTCCGTCTACGATGATTGACTTTAGGCGATAGGGTGCACGTGGTATATAACCTTTTCGTTCCCAAAGCCGTAGAGTAACTATCGGTCTTCCTAGTGCTTGGCACAATGACCCGGCACTATATAATTCTACCACGTTTCCGTTAGGTAGTTTTTTTACCTGTGGATTTGAATCCCAGGAACCTTCTTCTTTTACTTTCTTTGGCTTAGCATTTGGATCTACAGGGCGACGTTTCTTTTTAGAGCCAGGATAGAAATCATCCAAACTACTAAAGAACTTGTCTACCTGATCTTCCATGATTATGCCTTGCTAGTAAGAAATGCGTACGATACTTTCTTTGGAAACATCTTATCAACTTCTTCTTCTGTAATAAGACCTTCGTATAGACACGCCATTACTTCGTCTTCTTTAAGAACTGGAAGCTGAACATAGCAGCGGTCATATAGACCTTTTGCTTTAAGAAGTTCTATAGCAGTATCTTCATCTAAAGATTGAGATACTTTACGCTGACGCTGTAAGGATGTGAATCCGTCAACTTCGTGGGGAAGACGGAGCCACAGGTTTCCTTTTTCATCAGGCTCGCCTATAGTATCAACCAGCTCTGACAAGTCTACTTTGATTGAATCTCGTTGCTTACTCATGTCGTCAATACGACTACGTAGAGATATAAATTCTGAGACCTTTGGCATAAAACCTGGGTCTTGTGGATCTGGACGTTCAATAACAGTTGGCATTTTTCCTCCTGTTATTATTCTATACGTTAATCCTTAAGAATGCAAATCGCCAACATAGGCCTTAAGAGCCTCAATAATTACATCTGTAACGGTGCGCTCTTCAATGGCAGCACGTTCTTTCACAGCAGTCCAGAGGTCGTTAGACACACGGATAGTGCGAGTTGGGGTCTTAGGTGCGTTAGGCATGATCATATTTTAGACCGAAACTGCTTCTAAGAAAGCCCTAAGTGTTCCTGCCGTAAGTGTTACACCACCCTCAGTATTTATACCCTCTCCATCAATGATTGCATTTGCTACAGCCATCTTCTGAACTAACATAGCGTGTTGACGCTCTTCAATTGAACCATCCATAATGAAGTCTTGTATTACGATTGAGGGCCATGTGCTGGATGCTCTTCTGATTCGTCCATTACGTTGAAGTGCGAGTCCTGCGTTCCACGGAAGATCATAGTTAATAAGAAGATTAGCTTGAGGTAAATCAACACCATAACCCCCAGCGTCAGAGCTGACAAGGATGCGAACTTCGGGATTCGTCTGGAACTTGATTTTTGATTCTTCTTTTTCTTTAGCATTCATTGCTCCTGTATATGGGGATGACTTATAGTCAAGTGCGTCACGAATTAAATCAACCATGTGAACATAACTTGTAAAGATAACAACTTTGTTTCCTTCATACTCTCCCAAAAAGTTATCAACATATTCTTTAAGTGCGGATAGCTTTGGAGTTTGCTTTAACTTATCTAGCTTGCCTGCCTCTTCCAACTGCCCTGCGTAACCGGATGTAGAGGAGGACACACGCACTAATTCATGGTGATCACAGAGCATACGAAGAGCAGTAAGCTTTGACATTACCTTGCCCTTGAGTGCATCCATGACATCGTTGGAGTGCTCCCCAGCGTAGTGGCTTAACAAATCAAATGATGAGCCAAATGATTCCATAGCATCGTCTAAATCTTTTAGAAGCTCACGTGCAATCTCTTTATATAGACTAGCTCCAGCACGATCAAACTCTACCAAAATTGGCTCCGCAAAAATTGTATCGGGCAGGTAGGGGGCAACGTCTGCATCTGTCTGTCTCTTGCGTACTGTTGCAGATGAAAGGGTTTTACTAAGAGTAGTTAAATTACGGTATCGCTCTACACCGCCAAAACGATTGCGTACAATAAAAGTTTGATCAAATAAATCAAAGCGTCCTAAGATCTTAGAATCTACAAATTGCATAATACTATAGAGTTCTTCTGGCTTGCCGTTCTCAATAGGAGTACCGGTTAGCGCAAACTTGACTGGACTAGTTAATTTTTTAACGTGCTTTGATCGTTTTGATCTGAATGATTTAATTGCTGTTGCTTCGTCACAGACGACAAAGCCTCTTGCCAAAGACTCAACGTACTCCCAATCATTAACAACCTGCTCATAATTGAGGATGACGTAGTCAGCACCTTCTGCTGTAACATACTGTTCTGCTCTTTGAGACGGGGTTCCATCCACGACCACAGTACTTGAAGACTCACCGGTAAACTTCCTAATCTGATCTGCCCACTGATACTTCAATGAGGATAAACAGATAACTATACCAGGTTCTGTAATCTTTCCTTCATCTTTTAACTTTTCAATAGCAGCAATAGTTAAAACAGTTTTACCCAGGCCAAGGTCATAGGCCACAAGCATCTTCTTGCGGTCTACCATAGCCTCTACAGCCTCTACCTGGTAAGGTAGAAGTGTTCCGGTAAAACTCATGCAGGTACCTCTTCAGTTAAGGTATTAGACAATCTTTTTACAGAGTTACAAAACTTACAGGTAATAGAAATATCCTCACCATCATGGCGAGTACGTCGGCTACTAATATGTGTTAGAGATTCTGAGCCAAATAAAGGGTGCCCATTTACACAAAATGTGGGGTCTAAATTTAGTTTTCTTTTTTGAGTATTTTCTGAGATGGTGGCTTGCCTAAGATGCTCTGGATTGCAACAATTTCTTACCATGCAAAGGTGGTCAACAACTAAACCATCTATAATCTTTTCACGTAGTACAGCCATAGTAAGGCGGTGTACTAAATAAAGCTTACCTTTAATATTAAAGCGTCCATACCCATCATCAATCTTGCCAGTCCAAAGCCAACAAGAATCAGTTTTGTTTACTTTATCCCAAAAATGATCGGGTAACTCCTCAATAGAATTATAGTCCAAAGATGGTTTAGCCATGTTGTTGCACTCCTTTATCTGGACGTATTGTTTTACGAACCCTACATTTATTGCAATAGTGGTATGTGTTTCCTGTAAACGGGCAGCTAACACCTTCGCCGTATGTATGGCCAGCCCTGTTACAACGCCACTGTTTAAATGCTCTAATCATAGAAATGCCCTCTCCCCAAAAACAGAATGCTTTGCTTTCTCTATACCTATTATAACCTGTTCTTCAGGCATATCGCCAATATCTTTATATTCACCCTCGTAGTTAAAGAAGAAACATTCAAGCCCCTCTTTCTTTGTACGAGCAAGCATGTCACGAGAAGCTTTCTGACCGGCAGGATCCATCTTTGGATTATCAAAAGCAATAATTAGTTTATCTGCACGACGCATAAGATCTACTTGATCCTGGCTAATAGATGCACCAAAGGTTGAGACACCACCTTCAATTCCCAATGACGATAGTTTTACTACGTCTAGTGGAGACTCAACAATGATCATAGTGCCACTGCTCCAAACATCAAGACCAAATAAAGTTTTAGACTTCTGCACTCCAGTTGGGCAGTTGCGGAAGTATCGGTTGACTTGCCCCTTCTCTTGCCAGCCCATAAGCTTATTGTTTTGTGGGTTACGGATAGGTGTGATCCACCCCTGCTGCTTAGTATCCCATTTGACTGTGTGCTTTGCACAAGCCTCTGAGGTTAAGCCTCTTGCATCTAATGCCCACTGTGGTGGCGTATCAAATACGGCGAGCCTAGCCTCACTCATCTCAATCAAAGGTTGCACTGGGATGTAAGTATTCTTAGCTTCTTCTAACTGCTTTGCTATAAGTTCAAAGTTAACCTCGATGTTCTGACGTAGCCAGTCCTTGGCTGCTTCAAAATCAAGGCGTCCCCATTGAGTTTCAAACTCGTTAATTTCTGCAACAAGAGTAAGCAGAGTGCCCCGGTATCCACAAGAGAAGCAATGGTGGACACCGGTCTCTACATTCATTGACCATGAGGGACGAGAGTCTGGACGACCAGTACGTTCTAAGTGCATAGGACATAGACCAAGCAACTCATCGTTGCGTTGATCTACTTCAATGCCAAGCCTTAGTAGTACAGACTCTACGTCGCCCTCACGGTACATGTTAGTCCTCTTCTTCGTACTCTGTTTTTGGTCGGTCATCCATCATTACGTAATCTTCCGGCATATCTGGCAAAGTTGGTGCGGTAGCTTTAGTACCACACTCTGCACACTCCATGTCTAAGAAGTACATTGAGATTTCATAGTCTTGGAACATAGCCTTAACGTCCCAAAGTGTTGACCCGCAAGGACAAACGTGAGTTGGTTCTCCACGTACATCCATTGCATTTGTATAATCAGGTTTTAGATCGCTGATGTTTTTAATAGTCGTTTCCTTTCCTGCGGTGTTGTTCCTGCCCAGATGCCCTCTAGGTTTGGGATCTGTAGTGCGTATTTAAAACAATCTTCTTTAATCCAACAGTCGTCACAAATCTTTTTTGCTCTTTGTACAGCCTTGTGATTTGTATACTTCTCCGGAAAAAAGATATCTGGGTTTGCTCCAGCGCATAGCTGAGTTCCGTTAAAAGGGTTTGATTGGAGTGCCAAAGGTTCCATACTCTTCAAACTTCCCTTCTTCCCAGTCCCATAGAAGATCGCTTGTTGCTGGGCCAGAGTTACGGCTTGCAACAATACGAAGTTCACGAGATGAATCATCTTCTTCATCTTGACGTTGCAAACCAAGAATCACATCTGAGTCTTGGAAGAACGAGGATGAATACCCAATCGCATCTGCAGATACCTGGCGCTTCTTCATCTTCCAAAGAAGAACCTGAGTGGACACCACAATTGGAATGTTAGCTTTTTGTGCTAAACGTTTTAGGTTACGTGTAATGCTTGTCAAAGCTTGTGGAGTATTAGATTCACCGCTAGCTTCATCAACCATAAGATAGACACCATCAACAAAAACAATGTCAGGCTTAATCTTTTCAATTTTTGCTGCCAATCCTGTAACTGTCATAGCAGAGGTACTATCGGTTAGATAGAACTTCTGCATAGTCTCCATACGTTCTAGGGTTTCTTTGTAGCGACGCTCTTCATCTAGGTTTAGGTTTCCTCTAACCAGACGAGAGTGTGCGATCTTGGCACGCATTGCATCGTGACGATGTTGCTGCTCAATGTTGCTCATCTCAAATGACTGGAACATTGGGACGTGACCATCTTCGTGGACGTTAACTGCAATCTGCATAGCCAAGACAGATTTACCTGTCTTAGGTGGAGCAATGATTGTAATAAGCTGACCATTTTGCAAACCAGCAGTAGCCTCATCAATAGTTCTAAACCCTGTGCGGTAACCAAGTAGCGCACCGTCACGAGTCTTAATATCTAAGTACTCCTGGAAACGTTTGTCTGGATCTTTGGTAAGATCCACGTCGCTAGACTGTGCAGCACCTTCATCATAGATAGTTGCAACTCCAGAGCTCATCTCTGCAATAGCGCCGTCGTGATTACCAGAAGCAATCATCTCAGCAGCGGTCTGAACTACCTCAATAGTTTTTTGACGTCTACGATACTCAACTAATTGATCTACAAGGTACTCTAAAGAATCATCTACAGCAAGTAAACGATAGGTGGGGAAGTTATCTTTAACAGTTACTGCACTAGGGATCTCTTGGTAACGAGTCCAGTGGGTGCGGATAAACTTCCAGACAGCACGGTTCTCATCTACAAAGAACCAACTATCTTCTACACCTTTTTCTAAGGCAGGGATAATTTCTCGAGTCCTTACGACCCGAGATATTAATCTCTCTTCATTATCTGCTGCCACCGACTGCCCCCATATCTAAATACCAATGCCCATAACGTAGCCCACGTTCGGGTATATCAATCACATGCTTTAACTCTGGCCTGTATGGTAACTCTGCAACAAGATCTGCAGGAACCCTGTAAGCTTTTGAATAGTTAAAAGGATTAGTTCCAAGATTATCTAGATCTTCAAGAACCTCATCCATTTCTTTTTGAGAAAACCCGTACCCTACTAATTCTAACGTGTATGAATATGTTTCTGCAAATCGCCAGAATAAAGAGAGCGACTGTCTATTGTACGTAGTTTCTTCACCACTGACCGCCACACCAAATACTTTTTTAAAGGTCGGTCTACGATCCAAGATACAATCCAAAGTAACCACAACCCGCATAGGAGTTTCATTTGATATATCGCCCCCGCGCATTGTTATAGTACTTCGATCTTGCCGTACTTCAATAGAAAATCCCTAAACATAATGGGATCTAAGCTTGCTAGTGCAGCATCATTTTCTGGAGCTTTACTAGAAATCTCTACGGGATATACCCCAGAGTTGTTTTTCATCTTCTCTGAAACATAACGAGTATGCTTACACATACTGCGGGTGTTAAAACCCTCACAGTTGCAGCGAAGCTTTTTGTTATCAAGGTTAATCCAAACCTCGTGTGGACCGGAGTCAGATAAAAACAATTGCGTAACTTGCCATGTACTCATAGTAGTTTCCTTCATCTTCGTCTGTCCCCCTGTGGCGCTTCTACTTCGATTGGTATGAATGCTTCCATAGCAAAGCTTCCCATAGGTGAACCGTAAACACTTCCCCAATTCTCAAGGGGAACGTTTGTAGTAACAATCGTTGGAAGCCCTGCGTTAAATCTTGAACGTAGCAATGCATCAAAAGTATTCTCTGCCCACCCTGATGCAGTTCTATATTCCTTGCCAATATCATCTAAAACAAAAACTCTTACATTATTCATTCTATCCGAGTCACCATATATGCCGTCAAGTAGGATCTGAGTTGCATCATCCTCTTCCGAGAACTGAGACTTCTGAAGCCTTAAAAGCTTTGGATAGTCCATAAACCCGCCCACCCTATTTGGAAGCGTTCCGGGAGTCCCTAAGACTTCCCCTGAGATACCCCTAATAAGGCTCTGGAGGGCCGTAGAAGCCATTGTAGTCTTTCCGTGACCTGGATTACCCACCAGCATAATTCCAAGCCCGCAGGAAGGGGATCCGGCCTTTTGAATGATCTCTCCATTGACTACTCTACCCACCCATTTCTTTACTGCTTCAAGAGCGGGTGTGGAATCTAAATCTGAGAACTCTTTCCCAATACTTTTCATTGGAAGACCGGCATGTACGATTTGTTTACGGATGCTTGGAGCTTCTTTAGACAAGTCGTACATTATTCACCTTCCAATAAACGCATCATTTTTTCTTGATGTGCTTTAAATTTATCGGTTGAGTATGTTGGTTGCTCTGGTTTCTTAACAATTCCTTGAATCGTTGGATAGTATGAAAAGAATCTCTGCCATAGTGGCTTACCAATTCCAGCTTCATGCAGGTTGCGAGGATCTGCAAAGAACATACGCATGGCTTTTAAAATCTCGTAGCGTTGAGTACCTTCGCTAAGTTCTTTGTTGATCCAAGTAGATAGATACTTGCCGTTTACCTGGTGCGAT